GTAGGAATACGATTCCTGATTGGTAGTTAGCGTAAAACTTTGGAGTGTGCGAAGGCAACCAGTATCACGCACCACCCGTTCACGGGCAGAGTTGATATAGTCAGTCAGTTCAGAGTCGGAATAAAAATTCCCATTGGCATCATGCAAAAGTCGCCGGACTTCTGTGATGTAACCTGACAAAGTTGCCATTTAACGTCCATCGTTATGCCGCGTGAAGGCGTTTCACCCCCCGCCCGCGAACGGGCAGAGGGGCTACTTCGTCAACCACGGAGGGCGGTTCGTGGTTAGTTTCCGGCTTGGCAGTTGAAAACATAAACGAGTTCAGCTTCTGCAACGCAGCATCAAGTTCGTTGCTGTACTTCAACCAACCAAGACGAATCAGATGCGGGGTCTTGTTATCGACCCCATATCCGAAGATGTGCTGGGCAGCGGCTTCAGGTAGGGCTACCGGCATACCAGGCTCAAAGTTATACAGAAAGCCGTGGTAGTAATCCGAGAACCCTTCAGTACCTTTGTTCGTTACCCAGATTGTAGTCATTACAGTAATACAACATCGCCGAAGACATCAATGTCTACGGTGCCAGAAACAGCCGTGTTCACCTTCACAAACACCGAGACTGCGGTGTACACCGTAGTCAACGCACCACTCGCAAGACCGAGATCTTGATAAGTGGTCGTTGAACTAACGTTGCTCAGCACGACGTTGTTGCTGACAGCGTTCGACGCATTACCGTCGTTGCTGGTCAGAATGGCTACGTTACCCGTAGCCACACTTGCGTTGGCGTTGGTGACGGTGATCTGGCGAATGATGTATGTAGTGCCTTGCGTGACCGGAATAGTCGCCACAGCGTTACCCGTTGCTGCCAGGTTAACTTGCGACGCCATACCAAGACGCACCCGAGAGAAATTATCGGGATAAAGCGCTCCAACGTGATTCGCTAGCATGACCGCTCCTTAGCTGTTGAATTGGCCGGTAGCTGCTTGACCGCCATTGACGGTCAGCGTGGTCAGCGACTTAGCGTTGGTGGTATCAGCGTTCGCCAGACGAACATTCACACCATCCGACAGGAACAGGCCACCAACGTTAGTGGTAGTGACGTTTGCCCAGGTATTAGCGGCAGTTTGCACTTGAACATAAACGTTGACAGTCGGCTGGACGTAGTAAACGCCAGCAGTCAGGACGGTGCTGCTGTTAGCAGCGACGTTGACGACTTGGTTCTGGAAATAAGCACCGGCGGTGTTATCGACGGCGTTAGCCAGAAGGATCTTATTGAGAGCGAGTGCCATGTCTATTCTCCTTACAGGGTAACCGAGTTAAGGTTGTAGACTTGGGTCATCGACTTCGGCTTCGTGCTAACCAGTTCAGCAATGGTCAGAACCGCACCAACGTAACCAATCTGCCAGTTCGGCAGGGTCGATTCGAAGCCGGTGAACACGAACGAACCTTGATCGTGGACATACAGCGACAGATAGTTGGTGTTGAGGAAGTAGACCTTGCCTTCAGGGCAGTACGGATCCGGATAGATGGGAACGCCTGCAACCATCAGAGCGCGGAACGCAGCTTGCGGGCCATCGCTGGTATCGCTGAAGCCAGAACCAGGTGTGATCATGTACTGCTCTTGACCAACATAGTCTTGGGCCAGCAGAGTCCAGGTACCCATGCCGCAAACACCGAACGTCGGGATTTCACCGCTGTTCTTAACAGTGCCGCTGATGTACTGGAGCATGTTCTGGCGAGTCGGGTTGACGTTGCCAGCGTTGTAGACCTTCGACTTCCACCAGGTGTAGGTCGAGCGATCAATGTTGCCGTAGCTGTTGGTACCCGAAGTGCCATCGTCCACAGCCAGCGGCAGACCAGTGAATTGCTGAGCATTGGTCACGTTGTTGTACAGGCTGTACGACATCGCATCCAGCATCACGTTGGTCGCGTCATTCATCCGCGCTTCAATCAACGGGACGATAGCGTGGTCTTGCTGGACGACACCTTCCATGCCGAGGAACGGCACAGGAGCGATCATCAGCTTCAGGTTGAACTCAGCGTTGTAAGCGCCTTGCTGGACGGACGGCTGAGTGAACGAGCCGCTGTAATCCGACCATTGAGCGTTCACAAATTGCGAACCCTGAACCGGAACAGTTACGGAAGAAACACCGCCAGAGGCTTGTTGGCTGTTAGCCAGCAGAGCCGCCATGAGCGGGGTCGAGTTGTAAAGTTGAACAACCAGTTTCGGGATGAACGCCCGACGAGTTACATAGGTAAGCTCGTTATATTGGGAAGTACCCGAAGCCGGAAGAATACCGCCACCGATAGGCATATTCCATCTCCGAAAAAGTTAGTTAAGCCCTCTAGCTCACAGACCGATGGGACGCGGAGACTTCCGCAACTCACCGAGCGCTTGCATCGCGTTATCACGAGCCGCCTTAGTCGGGTTCTTCCAATACTTGTTGAGGTCGAACGCGTTAAGGGGACTGCTGTTGTATCCGGTAGGAGTCGGCTCTGCTGCTTGCTTCATCCATGACCAGTACTCAGCAGCGGACTCATGATTTGTAATGCCCTTCTCGAGCATTACTTTTTCCACTTCTTGAATGTCATTTTCACTGGAAATCAAACCCTTCTTCAGCAAAGCCTGACGGCGACGCTCAAGTTCGTTGAGCGCATCCCTTTGCTGCAACTTTGCTTCCAAAGATTGCACACGATCCTCGGCCATTTGCAGGGCTTGAGTAGTGCGCTCTTCAATCTCAATCTCAGGGATCGGCATTTCAGGCCGAGCCTCGCGAGTAAGGCGAAGAAAGTTCTTGCGAGTCTTGGGGTTCTCGGCCAATTGCTTGGCAAGCATTGCCAGTTCGTCGCGAGCTTCTGGAGTGAGATCTTCTAGTGACATGATTTTGCCCTCTTAAATCAATTAGATAACCTTGCGGCCATCACCAGGCTTGCCAAGAGTCATCTTGTTCTTGGAGCCAATCTTGCTACCGCCGTCCAGACCACCGTACCGAGCGAAACGCGGCGGGTTGACGATCTGACCATTGTCTTGCTTATCATCAAGCGGCTTGCGAATCGTTGCAGCGCCGCGAGGCTTGAACAAATCCATTTGGATTCTCCTTACATGGGTTGAGGCCGCTGTTGCAGCCCTGGGGTTGGCGCGGATGCAGCGATTCTTTGCTCAGGCGATGCGCCTCCCGCCTGCGGCAAAGTCGAAATCATTTGGAGAATTTCGGCGGGTACCAGCTCACGGGTTTGAGCCTCACGCGCACCGAAAGCAGTGCCTAGCTTCTTCATGATCTCAAGGATGGCCTTGCCTTCCTCAGAATCAGAACCAAAAGCAGGCAGAGATTGTTGGAGCAAGTCCATAGCCATCTGGACATTGATGCGAGCGCCTTCTTTGTTGCCAGCCTTCGGTTCCGGCGTTGACATCGGAGAGGCCATCGGGGGCGCTTCGTTTTGTTGCTGAGTCGGAGCGGTAGGCGATGCAGGAGCAGGCGGAGTTGCGCCAGCAGAACCGCGAATCAGACTCATCACGCTTTCATTTGCATCAGCCATACGTCATCCATAAATGCGAGTTATCAGGGGTATATTCCTAATAACCTTAGTTGTCAAGTTGGGAGCGGAGTTTCCCCCGCCCCCAGGTTCAGCGCTTAGCGCTTTGCCTTGCGCGACTTACGAGCCTTGCGAGCCATAATTGCCTCCTAATAGAGAGACGGCCACTTAAACAGGGGCAAGCAGCCAAGCCCCATTCCCTCGCGGGAAACCTTACCGGCGGGTCTTGCGGCCGCGCTTCATCTTGCGAGCGTACATATCAGCTTCTCCCATAATTGCGGTTGCTACGGCTAGTACTGGTCTTGATCGCAGAGCGATTGAAACTCAGACTAGGATTGCTGCGCGTCATATCTTTGACGCCCTTATCAGTAACTCTGGGTTGGTCAGGACGGCTGACCGCCTTCTGCTGCGCCACTTTTAGCCTCCTGTCCTTGTTGAGCCTGCTGCATAGCAGCCTGCTTCTCTTCCATCTTCTTCAAGTCTTGCTTCAAAATCTGCTTCATGGGCGCATCCACAAGGTCGATCAAACGCTCCTTGTTGATAGCGCCAACCTTCAGCAAATTGAAAGCCAACTGACGACTATCTTCCATGAAGATCGGCGAGTTGCTATGTGCGTCCACCTTAACGACATAGTCTCGCGTGAATTGTTCCGCAATGAACGGCATATTCTCTGCGTCTTTGTAGTGAGTGTCGTCATAGGCTTGCAGCATTTTCATAAACAATGTCGCAAGTTTTTCCAGACTGTCCTCAACAATCAGAGCGCGCTTCTTAGCGCGGCTAGAACCAAGACGCGCCAATTGACTGGCATGTCCGGTAGAGCGAACGCCCGCTTCACCTTTACCCGACAAAACGTTGGTGATGCCGCTCAGTTCTTCAAACATGCGGTCAATCTCCGCAATCTCGCGGAACAGGTCGTCAGGCAGGTTAGGTGCCATACGCTCAACCTTGGCGTTGGGCATATCCGTGCTGAACAAACCGCCTGGGCGATTCAGCGCAAAGTTCTTTTCATCCAAGATGCCAGTGAAGCCGACCAAAGCAGTCGGCGGCGACACTTGCTTGGAGAGCAGGTCAAGAATCTCGGCCATGCGCTTGTTCCGCATTTCTTGCAGGAAAATCAAGCGCTGCACTTCTGACTGACCCCAGTAGTAGTCGTACTGTGGGTTCGGGCAGATTTGGACGAACGGCAATTCGCCTTTCAAGAATAGGCTCTTGCCTGCGCGATCATAGATAACAACATCAGGGTCGGCGATGGTGACGCACTGGTAGTCTTGCGTCTCGTCATTCCACAGCCACAGCTCGCGCATTTCAACCGTCTCTTCGGCCACCCTCGCCTTGTAGCGGGCATAGCCAGACAAGTCGAGGTTGATGTTGCCGTAGATAGTCGGGTTGACCTGGCTGGTAATGATGCGGTCAATTGCCTCTGGCACTCGGCTGACTTCATGGTGCGAGGCAGAGATACGCTTGATCAGTTCATCACGCTTGGGATGGCTGTACAAACGGTTGTACAACTCAGACTTGGTGATGTAGTACGTCTGCACCAGAGCCTCTTGGCGGTCAGTGTAAGGCGTATCTTCACGCAACACGCCAACACTGCCAGGCTCAATCATGTACGGGTGGATACCATTCCTGTACGTCAGCTTGACGAAGGTGCTGTTGTACACCAGCGACCAAGCAAGAGCCATCGAGAACACGTTGTCCGTGTTGCTGTTAAGCCATTGATCATTAAGGGCTTTTGCAAGCACAGGGACTTTATTGTATTCCATCTCCTCGACGGCGGCGCCTAGATCAATGCTGAAGCGCGTGGTTTCTGCGGAGTAGAGGAATGACGTTAGCTGGTCGATGTGTGGATAGATTTTGTTGAAGTGAGCAGGCGCTTCTTCAGGAGCGCAGCCAAACAAAAAATAAGAGCGCAAGGCCTGATAGTCAGACTTACGCTCCTCAACGCTCACCATACATTTGTGAGCAACATCCAGATAGAAGGCTTCCCGTTCAAACGGGTCATTAGGGATACGCATTAACCATCCAGTTTAAGTTTCTCGTGATCGCCTATGTAGGAAGCGGTCTTCGGCTGATTGAATCTGCCACCAGCAGAAGCAAGACCATTCGGGTTCTCACCAGCAATACTTTGCGTGTTGTAGTTACTGATTTGACTCGGATTTCCCCACTGTACCGCAAAAGGATTGCCTTGTGGTGGAGCGATACGCGGAGGCTGAGCCTCACCTTCTCGCACGCTCTTGATATCCGTCATGCCGTAATCAGCGGCTAGAGACTTCAGAGTGGTGTCATTGAATTTAGTTTTGTCACCAATCATGCCAACTGGTTGCAGGAAAACTTTTTGCACTGTGTCGCAACCGTGCGGGCAGATCGGCTTATCGCTTTCAAAGAACCCGTGCATCGCGCATTTGTAGTCGTTCAAGATCATCTCGCCCTCAATCAAGTAACTCATCCAGGGTGCGGGCAGAGTAGTCACCACGCTGCCGCAGCCCCACCTTCAATTTGATCTGCCCACCTTCTACGATCAGACCAAAATTCCTTCTCGCAATCGGCTTTGCTTCACGGCGATATTGGAAATACCGCTCGCCGTTGCGCTTAATCATAACCACAACCTTGCCTTCTCGCCATTCTCTCAGAGCTTTGTCCAGTCTGCGTTGCATGTACTCGGTCATCGAGTGTTCGCCACGCACGACAGCAAGGGCGTATTTGGGGCTGACGCCCGCTAGTTCGCAGAAATGATCCCAAGAAATGCCGCGTTTACTGTCCGCATGGAACATCAGAAGCTGGCGCTTGAGTTCTTCCATCGGCATAACGTTCATTGGATGAACCCTATGCGCTCCAGATAGTTGGTCACGTTCTTGTTGACGCTGGAGCCATTCTCAATAATCTCTTGCTTGACCTGTTCAGTGCGCCGCGTGACTCGGTTTTGAATGAGTCGCGGCTGCACTTGTTCAGCAAAGGCAGCGCAGGCCAGGCCGGTTGCCATGACGCGATCATCCTTGTTGCGGCCGTAGGCAGCGATAGTGCCGCCATCACGCACGACAGACTTCATCTCGTCGAGCAGATCCATTGAATACACATTCATCATGCCGCGCTCAAAGTAATCTTTGAAGTAATTGAGCATGCGTTCTTTGGTGGCAGAGGTGGTGATCCAGCCAATGCTGTTGCTCATGCCACCCAGGGTGTCGTTGCGCCGCCAGATGTAGTTCTGCATGTGCGCCAAGACGTTGTACAGGTCGTTGCCGCGCTGGGTTCCCATGTTGGCAGCGACGCGTCTCAGGTTACGCATCTCATTGATGACCGCTTGACCTGGGCCGTTGACCTCAAGGTTCAGGGTACTGTTCTTGTAAGCGCCTGCCAGATAGCAGATAACCCACGCGAACTGGTAGGTGTTCATCTCCGAGGTGGCGAACTCCGCCACTTGTTCCATTCCATCTGCATAGCAACGATAAACCTGAATGCAGAATCGATCAGCCCAATCAGAAGAACCATAGGCAGGATCAGCGCCAATAACATAATATCCGTTATCCACAGGTTCTTCCCAGAGCGCGAGCGTAGCCAGACGCTCCGTGGTTCGCATGAGCGTTGTGTCTTCAAAGTTAGCTCCCATGTTGAAGCGGTAGTAATCAGGGGTTGTCTTCTTGGCAACCTTCGCCATCTCTGTACACCGAGCGGTAGAGAAGAAACTGGTTCCCGTCATAACAAAGGCGTAATCCTCAGTCGGAGGAAACTCCTGGTACATCAGGCTCTCGTCCTTAATGCCTTCGTACATCTTCCAACGCCACCACGCCATCTGACGCGAGTTGATCTCGACGTTGTATAACTTCTTGATTTCTTTAGTCCATTCCTTTTCTTCGGGACTCAGCTTGCCATCCCAGTAGACTTTGTAGATGTCAGACTTGGCATCGGCAGCGTAGAACTGGTTGCGCCACCAGCCGCAGAAGATGGCGCGTTGTGTTCTCGCCTTCTTCGACGTTGTGTACATATCGTGAAAGAGATTAAAACCGCGAGCAGTGGATTCCCACAGATAGAGACGCAATGGGTTTGTTTCTGCAAGCGAGGCGAGCAGGGAGGCAAGACCTTCTTCATCCCCGTAAGAACTTGTCTCGGTGGAGTGCAAGTAGGTGATAGCTTTGCCGCGCCCTAGAGAGCCGTTAGCGCGAGTACCAGCAACTTGGTAGTAGAGCCTACTGCGGTTCTTTAGAATCAACTGGGTGCGGTTATGCGCGGTCACAGGGATACGGTATTCAACCGGCAGGTTCTGCATGTACATGTCCAGCGTAGTTCTGAACATGTTGCGTGACTCTTCGTCGTGTGTGACCAGCGTGCCAGCAAAACCTGGGTTCTTGAACTGCCAGTACAGATCGAGCGCCAGGCTAACCGTCGTGATACCAAGCTGCCGCCCTTTGAGGATGACAAAGTAGTGAACGTCTTGCTCAAGACCTTTGGCGATCTCTTCCATCACATAGGTTTGAGTGCCAAGGAATCTGTCACCCAACTTCATGATGCCTTGCTCTTTGGTCTCGACGGAAAGCTGCGAGCAGAAGCGGTAGAACTGTTTGAGATCAAACTTCATTTTTCTTCTGCCGGTAAATTTGTGTCATGTAACGCTTGAGCTTGGTTGTGTCTCGCCCGTAGTCGCGCTCCCGATACAGCAACTCCTCTCGCCGCTTCTTCTTTGACCGCAGTTTCAGCAAACGTCTTGCCTCGCACTCGGTGCGCCAGTCATCGCACTCATTGCACACCTCGCGTCCATCCCACAAATTCACCATCGGCCCGTCCTCACACTTCTGGCAACCTAAGCAATCATCAAGGTAAGAGTTCTGACAAGACGTACTTGGCAATGCCATAGTCTTTGTTCCACATTTCGTGCTGCACCAACTCGTAGTCAGCCAGCGCGTAATCAAGATCACGCCGGTTCTTCGCCGAGTGATACTCAATCAGAAAGATTTTCGGGTTCTGCTCCATGCGATAGATGATTTCCAGCTCCGCGCCTTCAGTATCTATCTTCACAATGTCAGCAGCGGGCAGGTCATTCGGGTGAACCACCTTCACCGTCTCCCCATCACCCACCTGTTCACGCCCTTGGTACAAACTTGCTTCACCACAATTGTGGCGACCATAGAACATCTGCCGATGACCAGGCTCACCAATGGCCACATTGGAGCAAACCACCCGCCCACCAAACTGCTCAACGTTCTTCAGCAGCAACTCAAAGGTCTTCTTGATCGGCTCAAAGCAATAAATCTTGGCATGCGGCCAGCGGTAAGCAGCCCAAACCGCAAACCCACCCACGTTGGCACCAATGTCCAAGATCACAGGGTCACTAGCGTGATACCCAATCTCGTACTCACCATCAAAAATCTTCCCTACATGCACCACCATCTCGTCAGGAATAATCATTCCACCCTCCACACACGAACCCCAGCCCCCTCAGTGCGGGCAACGTAACGCCGGTTCAGCTTCTTACCCCAGCGCCAGTTGGTGTTCAGCATCGTCTCCAGCCTCACACCAATCACCAAGAACGATTCACCTACCTGCATCTCACGGTACGGGTAACTATTCCGCACCACAGATTCCGGCATAGGCACGTTTGTATCAATCTTCATACTCGTCTCCTAATCAGGAAAACACAGGATACAGGAAATTCCATTTTTTTCTTGGGGGGAAGAGCGTTGGGGGGCACGCACGCCACGCGCCCAGGCCCAACTCACTGGGCCACCAGCCACGCACAGTGCATCGACATCGCGCAGACAGTCCCGACCCAATCCAGAACGCGTGTCATGGCGAGCAGGAGCACGTGCAGTGCATGTCATGACGGGGGGAGCCTGTCCCCTTCTGGTCAGAGGGCGGAGTGTCACC